GTTCTAAGGCTGCTCAACAACAAAGAGACGAATTAAGAAGCGCTACAAGAGAAATAAATAATATTAAATGCGAAATGCATGAAATAAAGTCTTTATTGCAACAACTGGTAGGGAAATAAAACGATGGCTACAGTAACAGCAGCATCAGTCGCGACATCTGATAGTTTAGAAAGATTCAGACAAGAGTTTAATACTTTGCGTTCAGACGTTAGCAATATTACGTCTGGTACTATAACTATTAATAATGAATCAAACAACCGTATTCTTACTTCTGTAAGTACCAATACTTTTAATGCAGAGTCTGGCTTAACTTATGATGGGTCAACTTTTGCTGTTAGTGGAGCAATGACCGTAAGTGGTCTTTCAACTCTTAGTGGTAATCTTATCATACCTAATGCCGGTAACATTGGTTCTGCTGGTGACACTGATGCTATCGCGATTGCTTCAGATGGTAAAACTACATTTAGTCAACAAACAACACATTCTGGTGGTATTCTTATTGCTAATGCTGGTAATATTGGTTCTGCTGGTGACTCAGATTCTATTGCTATTGCCTCTGATGGTGTGGTAACATTTAGTCAAGCACCAGTGTTCCCAGATGGATCTATTGCAGTTGCAGATTTAGATATTGATGGTGGCACTGATATAGGTGCTGGACTAGCAGATGCAGACCTGTTTATAGTAGACGATGGCGCAGGCGGAACTAATAGAAAAACAGCCGCTAGTAGAATTAAAACATATGTTGCTGATGTGACACTAACAACGGCGGCACAAACAAACATTACTTCACTCGGCACGTTAACAACATTGACTGTTGACAGCGTTATCATCAATGGTACAAACATTGGTCATACATCAGATACTGATTCTATTGCTATTGCCTCTAATGGTGTGGTAACATTTAGTCAAGCACCAGTGTTTCCTGATGGAAGTATTGCTGTTGTAGACTTGGATATTGATGGTGCTACGGATATTGGAGCTGCTATCGTTGATGCAGATTTGTTTATTATTGACGATGGTGCTGGTGGTACAAATAGAAAAACAGCAGCATCAAGACTTAAAACATATATTGGAAGTCCAAAACTTACATTAGAGTTTGAGAGTAGTGCAACTGATATAACTTTGGATAGTGTTCATACTTTTAGTCATAGTTTGGGAGTTAGACCAACATTAGTTGAAGTTTGGGTTAAGTGTACTGATGGTGAACGAGGTTGGGCCACTGGCGATTATCTTCTAATGGCTGGTGCTGGTGGTGTTGGTGGTACTATTGACGCTGGTCTTTCAATACAAGCTGATGCAACCAATGTAGAAGTATTGGCAGGGGCAGAAATTAGAATTCATGATCAATCAACTTTTAATGAAGTTTCACTCAGTGCTTCTAAATGGGACTTTGTTGTGGTAGCGTATGGAGGAGATTTAGGATAATGCCGACAAAACATTATAGAGACACATCTGGAAATTATATTGGTTCATTTATTACAGAATCAGGTGATCATCCTGCTGTGCCGACTGGTGCTATTGAATGCCCAACACCTCCGAGTGGTAAAGCAAAATGGGTTGATAATGCTTGGTCTTGGACAGAACCGCACGGGCCCAAACGGCGTGATATTTACAATGAAGCTGGAGTGACAGATTCAGAAAGAATAGACGCATTGTGGGATAAACTAATGGAAAGCAGTTCAACTAAAGCAGATGCGTTGAAAGTAAAACGTGATGCTGTGCGTGCCGAATCTGATTTTCCAGATAAAACATAAAGTTGTAGGATAGCTACACAATGGCAGTTAGAGCACCTTTATATTTTAGTGGGGGAAACTTGATTGAATTGTCTTCGGGCGAAATCAACGAGTGGTCACAGAAAGCTATTTACCAATATAGTTTAAGTCCTACTGCTGTTCTTACTGTTGTCTCCAGTAGTGGAGCGAATATTGATGCTATCACTGACACCAGATTGAAGGCAGGTGCAACTTCACAAAGTTCAACTGCTTTCGTTGCGGAGTCTAGCACTGCTGAACCGAGCACTGTGACGGTTTCTTACGATAAAATTAATTTTGCTTATACTTCAACTGATGATATCTCTAATACTTCTGATGCGGGAACAACCTTTCCTGTATATTATGATACCAGTGCCGGTGCTATACGGGCTATGAATTTGACAGATTTTTTGGACACTTTTGTTTATCCGGCAGTTGACCTTTTGATTGTTGCCTCTGAGTCTTCTGATACTGGTGGAACATATACAATAACTTCGTCAGCGTCTGCGGCAAGTAACTACACTAAAGTCTCTTCTGACGACACCGCTGTTTTTACAGACACAAGAGCTGACACATCAGCATATTCGGCCGCAGGTATTCCTGAAACCCTTGACCAACCAACCACGATTACTAACTACTATCTTCATCGTAGAGATGGCTCTGATCTGACTCCAAATAGAACCCCCGTTCTTATTGATAGTTCTAACAATGTGCAAGAATTTTCCACAAGCACTCTTGCTGACCTACTAGGTAATTGGTTGAGATACACTGCGGCACATGATACTAATGGTAACAAGATTACATACTCCGTTGGAACAAGTGGTAGTGGTAATGCAAGAGGAACCAATATGCTTGATACAAAACTTAATGGTTCTGGTAATTATCAAACATTGCAGGTTGGTGATGACTTTCGCTCACAAGAATTTCCAAACGGTTCTCCAGCCACAATCAATACTTACAAACTTTTTATAAATAAGACATAGGAGATAAACTATGTCTGAAGAAACTGCTGCCTATACTGCGAAGGGTGACCCAAAATATCCTTTTGTTGGAAGGATAGTTGAGGCTTACTATACAAATGCGGATTTGACTGAGATTGACATCATTCATAATTATGATGTTCCTGACGATGGTGTGCATACAAATGGTGGTAAAGAAGGCACAACAGTATTTTCGGTTTCAGTTGATGAAAAGGACGAACGTTTTCTAGCATTGCTTCAAGAATTTTCTTATGAGTCACTTGATGAGTGCACAAAAAACAGAAACGAAGCAACCCGTGAACAATTTAGACAAGCATTCCAAGATTATGCACAAAGAAACAAAGTAGAAATTTTTGAAGATAGTATTGTCAAAAAAGAAGTTGATATCGAAGAAGAGCCTTTAGATCTTATATTTGAATATGACCCTGAAAATGAAGTTCACAAAGATATTCTCTCTAGATTAAAACTAAAAATGTTTGAACAGGAAGTCGTTCAAAAAAGTAAAAAGAGAAAAGCAAAAACTGATATTCGTAAGGCAGAAACATTGGAGCAAGCACTCAAAGCATATTCCGAATTTCTTTAATTTGAGAAAATTATAAAAAAACATGTCTGAGGTAAAGAGAATATCGTGGGAAGAAATTAAACTTATTTGGGAAACACATTTGTGGCCAAACAGAACTGGAGGTATTAGTCCATACAACAAATGGACATGGAGACATCCAAGTAGACACTTTGGTTTTGATTACAACATGGAAGTTTTTCCTGTTTTCTTCGGTATTTTCAAAGACAACAAACTTGTGTCAGTTAACAGCTGTTTTATGAGTAATGATTGGCAAGACTCAGTATATTTTAGGTCTAGAGGTTTATGGACAGACCCAGAATATCGTAAACAAGGCCTTGCTTCTTTAATACTACTTGAAACCATAAAATATGCAAAAGATAATCATGGAACTTGGATATGGTCGGTGCCTAGAGAAACATCATTGGTTGCGTATGAAAGTGTAGGTTTTAAACGGTGGTCTGGTTGGAAAGAAGAACTAGAATTTGGTCCAAATTGTATCGCAATTAAATACTTATAAATAAGTAATAAACGGAGTCGAACATATGGCAGTTCCATCAACAAAAGCCACTCTTAAATCATACTGTTTACGAGCTCTTGGTTTTGGTGTTATAGACATTAATGTGTCAGACGATCAAATTGATGACAGATTGGACGAGGCACTTCAATATTTTGCTGAATACCACTATGATGGTGTTGAGAGGATGTATCTCAAACATCAAATCACTTCAGCAGATATAACCAGAGCAACATCTGACACATCTACAACTGCAACTGATGTGGTGGATAGTTCTGTCACTGCAACTTGGAAAGAAGGTAATGGCTACATTCCTGTGCCGCCAGCTGTTCTTTCTGTCGTCAATATATTCCCTATCACTGATAGCACAACATCCAATATGTTTGACCTTAGATATCAGTTGAGGTTAAATGATTTGTATGACTTTTCATCCACCTCTATTATGGAATATCAAATGACGTTGCAACATCTAGACTTTCTAGAACATGTGTTAGTTGGTGAGATTCCTATTCGTTTCAGTCAGCATCAACAAAGACTTTATCTTGACATGGATTGGAACAATGATATTGAGGTTGATGAATATATCATCATTGAGTGTTATAGGAAGCTTGACCCAACATCATTTACAGATGTGTTTAATGACATGTATCTGAAGAGATATGCAACTGCTCTCATTAAAAGACAATGGGGTGCAAACTTATCAAAGTTTAATGGTGTCACAATGTTGGGAGGTGTCACGATGAATGGTGATACTCTTTACTCACAAGCACAAGAGGAATTACAAAGATTAGAAGAACAAATTCAACTTGCATTTGAGTTGCCCGTCAACTACATGATAGGATAAACCATGCCTGTTAATTCCATATTTCATACCAGTAATTCTCATGCAATCACAACAGAGCAGAATCTCTATAGAGATTTGCTTGCAGAAGCCATTCAGATATTCGGCCATGATGTTCATTATCTAGACAGGACTATTGTGGCAGAAGATACTCTTTTGGGAGAAGATACACTTTCAAAGTTTAGTTCTTCTGCTAAGATTGAAATGTATGTTGAGAATGCAGAAGGTGGTTATGAAGGTGAAAGGGAATTGATGAATAAGTTTGGTTTACAAAACCTAAGTGATGTAACCTTTGTAGTAGCAAAACACAGATTTCAACAGCTAACAAAACAGATTACAATTGAGAGTGGCACAGACACCACAGGTGGTGCCATACTTCTAGAGTCTGGAACTATTGATATGTCCTCTGATGCAATTGTATTTGAAGGAGAAACCTTCTATATTCTTAATGAGACTGATGCAACAGATTCAGATAGACCACTTGAAGGGGATTTGATTTTTCATCCAATTTTGAAGAAACTGTTTTCCGTGAATTTTGTTGACCACGATGAACCTTTTCATCAATTAGATAACAATCCAGCTTATAGATTACGGTGTCGCACCTTTGATTATAGTTCTGAGATGTTGGATACAGGTATTGACGCGATTGATGCAATTGAAGATGCACTTTCAACAGATGCACTTGTTTATCAAATCACTCTGGAACAATCGAGTGCTGTGAATGAACCTATTAGAATTCATGACACTGCAACAACTAGAGGATTGTTGTTAGATGAAACAGATAGTGACAACATCATAGGTGAAAACGATAGTAGTTCTGTTGGTGAAAGCATACTTCTTGAGACAGGCACTAATGATTATCTGTTACAAGAAGAATATATAATAGGCACGGGCGGAGCAAACACTGGTAGTCTTGATAATACGGCACAGAATGAGTTGTTTGAAAGTTTAGATGATGACGTGTTAGATTTCACTGAAAGTAATCCATTTGGTGATGCAGGGAGTAAAGGTTAATGTTAGGCTCACAATTTTATCATGAGACAATAAGAAAGGTTGTTGTTGCATTCGGAACCTTGTTCAATGGTATCCAGTTGGTTCGTAAAGACAATGACGGAACCATTGTGCAATCCATGAAAGTGCCTTTGGCCTATGGTCCGAGACAAAAGTTTCTTGTTAGATTAAGAGAAGATCCTGATCTTACAAAACAGGTAGCGATTACACTTCCACGTATTGGGTTTGAGATTCAAAATTTAACTTACGACCCTAGTAGAAAATTGAATCGGGTACAAAAGTTTAAGAAAACTAAAACAGGAAACAATAGCAAACTTGATATACAATATATGCCAGTTCCATACAACTTGGATTTTGAGTTGTACATAATGGCAAAGAATTCTGATGATGCATTACAAATCGTAGAACAGATTCTTCCTTACTTTCAACCTGATTATACTCTCACAATTAATGATATGGCCGATATGGGTATCAAGAGAGATGTGCCAATCATTTTAAACAGCATATCATATGAGGATGACTATGAGGGTGATTTTGAAACAAGACGAGCCATAATCTATACATTGTCTTTTACGACTAAGTTCTATCTTTATGGTCCGATTACTGACTCTGGTGTCATTAAGACTGCCATTGTTGATCAGTATACTAATGTTCAGGCAGAGGCACCAGCAAGAGAGCAGAGATACACAGTCACACCAGATCCAACTACTGCTGATGCTGATGATGATTTTGGATTTAATGAGGCCACATCTTTCTTCCAAGACTCAAAGGTCAGAGATAACACCACAGGCGATGATAAGTTGACAGAATGAACAATGAAATTGATAAAGCTTTAGGTGTGGTTCAAGATATTGAATTCAATCCTCCTGTTGAAAGAAAACTGAATCCAATACAAGTATCTAATAATGAAGCAGATATAGAAAATGATTATGCGTATCAAAGACAAAACTTTTACAATCTGGTTGAACGTGGCTCTGATGCAATTGAAGGTATTCTTGAATTGGCTAGGGAAAGTGATGCTCCACGAGCGTATGAAGTCGCCGGTAATTTAATTAAGCAAGTTGCAGAGGTGACAGAAAAACTTGGTGACCTTCAAGAGAAAATGAAACGTCTCAAAGAAGTTCCAAGTAATGCACCAAAGAATGTCACCAATGCACTGTTTGTGGGAAGCACTGCTGAATTGCAGAAAATGTTAAAAGAAAAATAGGGTATGTCTGACCAAAATCAATATCTGGGCAATCCCAATCTTAAGAAAACAAATACTCCGGTAGAGTTCACGAAAGAGAACATTATCGAATATCATAAGTGTGCAGAAGACCCAATTTACTTTGTTAAAAACTATGTTCAAATCGTTTCTCTTGATCATGGGTTAGTCCCGTTTGAAATGTATGACTTTCAAGAAGGCATGGTTTCAACCATGCACGATAATAGGTTTTCTATTTTTAAACTACCTAGACAGTCAGGCAAATCAACCATCATTATCTCATATCTCTTACACTATGCATTATTCAATGCAAACGTAAATATCGCTGTTCTTGCAAATAAATCTAGCACCGCAAGAGACATTCTTAGCAGGCTACAACTTGCATATGAAAACTTACCTAAATGGATGCAACAAGGTATCATCGCATGGAACAAAGGTAATATTGAGTTAGAGAATGGTAGTAAGATTATCGCTGCATCAACATCCTCAAGTGCCATTCGTGGTGGTTCTTATAATATCATCTTTCTAGACGAGTTTGCGTTTGTTCCTTCAAATGTAGCAGAACAATTTTTTGCATCTGTCTATCCTACCATTACCTCTGGTCAGAACACAAAGGTTATCATTGTTTCTACACCACATGGTATGAACATGTTTTATAAGATATGGGTAGATGCACAGGAAAAAAGAAATGATTATATCGCAACAGAGGTGCATTGGAGTGAAGTTCCTGGCCGTGATGAAGCATGGAAAGAAGAGACAATAAGAAACACTTCTGAGTCACAATTTAACTCTGAGTTTGAATGTGAGTTTTTAGGCTCAATTGATACTTTAATAAGCTCACGTAGGTTAAAAACTTTAGTATACAGAAATCCAATTCAATCAAATGCAGGATTGGATATTTATGTCCGGCCAGAAAAAGACAATGTGTATATGATAACTGCTGATGTTTCGCGTGGAACCGCAAATGACTATTCTGCTTTTGTAGTCTTTGATGTGACCGAGATACCGTATAAAGCAGTTGCAAAGTTTAGAGATAATGAAATCAAACCGCTTCTGTTTCCCACAAAAATACATGAAGTTGCAAAGGCGTACAATCAAGCATATGTGATGGTAGAGGTGAATGACATAGGTGAGCAGGTCGCTAACGCTTTACAGTTTGATCTTGAGTATGACAACCTAGTCATGGCTTCGATGCGAGGACGGGCCGGACAAGTCCTTGGAGCGGGTTTCTCAGGCGGCAGAGCGCAATTGGGTGTAAGAACAACCAAGGCTGTCAAGAAGATTGGTTGCTCTAATCTTAAACAATTGATAGAGGACAATAAACTAATCATAGAAGATTATGATTCTGTCAATGAACTGTCCACTTTTATAGTCAGAGGTTCATCCTATCAAGCAGACGATGGATGTAATGATGATTTAGTTGCGTGTATGTTTATGTTTGCCTGGGCAACAGACCAGACTTATTTCAAAGAACTCACTGATAATGATATTCGAAGAACTATGATAAGAGAACAACAGGACATGTTAGAACAGGACATGGCTCCATTTGGTTTCATTGTCAACGGTATAGATGATCCCTTTGAAGATACTATAGATGAATACGGAACCCGCTGGACACCAGTAGTAAGAGACTATAGCTCAAATTGGTAAACCACTAAATAAATTCAATTAGGTCAGAATCTAATTTAATGAAACAATTTGCACAGACGATTTTTGAATTCTTTATCAGTTGGGTTGATTCCTTACGGCTTTCTTCGTTCATACCTTTACGTTGAGTAAGTTTTCTAATTTCATTGTTGTGTGGGTAGAACTTCAAACAAACAGTTTCACTTTCTCCACAATGAACACAGGACTTGTCAGCAAGGTATTCGTTAAGCCACACTATGCGTTGCCTATAGTTACGTCTTGCAACTTTTTTTATAGTGTCTTTATATTTCTCATAATGTAATGACATACATATATTTATAAGAAATACAACATATAAAAAAACGTTTTTAGAAAACCTATTTTTATAAATAATAACAAGAATAACAAAGAGTTTTTAGACTCTACAATTGTAAGGAGTACGAGAAATGGGTTTTTTAGTCTCTCCAGGCGTACATGTTAAAGAAATCGATCTCACTAATATCATACCCGCCGTACAAACAAATATTGGCGCGGTCGCTGGACCTTTTGAAAAGGGCCCGGTAGCTACCGTTGTTAATATTGGTTCTGAAGAAGAATTGAGAAGTATCTTTGGTGAACCTAACGGCAATAACTTTGAATATTGGTTCACTGCTGCAAACTTTTTGCAGTATTCCAATGCGCTTAAAGTTGTCCGTGCTGAGTCTGGTGTTCTAAATGCCGCATCTGAACTAGGTGTGTTGATTAGAGATACTGATCACTATTCGGGTTCTTTTAGAGATGGTCAAGGAAGTGTTGGTCCTTGGGCAGCAAGAAGTGCTGGTGATTGGGGCAACTCTCTTAAAGTTTCCATCTGTGCAACTGCTACAGCGTTTTCGCAGAACATTACAGGTGCTAACCAAGTTAATGGTGCGGCATCTAATGGTGCAACATCTGTTACTGTTGATGATGTTGACCTTGCGAGTAACGTGATTAACGTTGGCGACATCGTTTCTTTCTTCACAGACAGTGGATTCGGTACTCCGGCTAGTGGTCATGCAGGTAAAGAATATGATGTTACCGCTCGTGACACATCAAACAACACAATCACAATTCGTGAACTAGACAATCCAAATGGAACTGGATTGGTTGCAGCCCTTGCTGACAACTCTTTCATTCGTAGACGTTGGAAGTTCTACGACTTGTTTGATTCTGCACCTGGCACATCTGACTGGTCCACTAAAGAAGGCCGCGGTACAGCTGATGAGTTGCATATTGTTGTTTATGATTCAACAGGTAAAATTAGTGGATTTAGTGAAAGTGTTGCTGGTCAAAGAACTCTATCGGTTCTAGAAACATATTCAGCACTTTCCAAGAATCCTAAAGCCAGAACAGCTCAAGGTGGAACAAACTACTATCCTGATGTCATTTATACGCAATCTGCAAATATCTTTTGGATGGATCATCTTTCTTCTGGTACTAATTGGGGTAGTGACTTGGATGCAAGTAACAACATTATCCTTAACGGTACGGATTCTGATGGTTCGAATGAAGGTGATGCTGTTCTTTTGGATGCAAGTGCTTCTGGTACTGATGAGGGAGAAAATCTTATTCAGGACTCTGGTTCTGGTGGTGGTGCATTTACATCTGTTGATACACCGACATATGATGGGTTGACTGGTGGAACAGACGACTATTCTTTGACTCTTGGTGAAAAGAGAACAGCATATGACTTGTTCGCAGACACAGAAGCTCACGACATCAACTTTGTTCTTGGTGGACCTTCGGTAACGGTTACTGG